GATACAGAATCAGCACAGAATATGACAGCTAGACTACTAGCTGAAATTATACTTGATGTACACCTACCTACTAGCAAGATGAAGATTAAACTTAGTTCAATCAAGCAGGGTTTAGAGAAGGTACGTTGTCAGCTAGATGCGCTTACATACTACGTAATGAAGATGAGTACGACAGAGAAACTAATGAAGTTAAATTATGGACACCTAATACATGAGTTGGAGAATACTAGGACTGCAAGGTCCCAAAGGGTCTGGTAAAGACTACGCATACAAGGTACTGGCCGACATTTCACCTGTACCTGTAAAAAGGTTCGCATTCGCTGATGAACTAAAGAAAGAGTTAGCTCACGACTTCGGGTTAGACCTTAGTCTACTCCACGGTACCCAAGAAGACAAGGATACCTCCTTCACTAAGATGCTGTGGAGTTCACCTATGGTTGAGGACTACGCTGAAGGTCGGACAGGCCTCCTGACATACCGAGAGCTCCTACAGATCTATGGTACCGAGATAGCTCGTCTAGGGCAGGGTGTAGACGTTTGGTTATCCAAGGTTAAACCGAGGGTCTACGATTGGCTAGAGCAGGACGAAGACAATATAGCCATAATCACAGACTGTAGGTATGACAATGAGTGTACTTGGATCTCTTCAGCTGGAGGTACTAACGTACTTATTGATGGTAACCGCACAAACACTGATGAGCACGCCTCAGAGAAGTGTGATTTACCTCATGATCTGGTAATACCTTCAAAGGGGTTAGCTTCTCATGCAGAGACCGATAAACACCTTAAAGATTTAATGTGGACAGCATTTGGAGTAAATTGTCATGGAAAGTGATTACAGTAATACATATGATGTACTACAACAACTTAAGAAAGTCTACCCTAATGAACTACCAAAGAAACTCACAGGTGAGCTTGAATTGGCTAGGAAACAGGGACAACAGGATGTGATACGCTCTATTGAAGAAGCCATGATCATCCAAGAACAACGAAACCAAGGATAGACCACTATGTGCGGAGGCGGATCAGCACCAAAAGACCCACCCAAACAACCACCAGCTCAGCCACCACCGATTATCGAGTCAGCACCAGAAGTAGCTGTAGGTAATCAGTCCGAAGGCGTATCTAAGCGTAAGAAAATAGGTAGAAGCCAACTTAGGCAGACCTCATCTGCATCTACAGGCGCTCCAGCCTCAGGCGTAGGACGCTAAACACTACAAAGGAATTATAAAACTATGCCAAGTGAAGACGGAAAGAACCTGTCTGTTTCTAATGGTGTGGCTGAAGAGACCCATATTGATGCTGTAAATGTAGCTGGACGCTATATGGAATTACATACAGCTCGGTATGAGGTTTTAGAGAGAGCTAGGAGGTTAGCAGGTCTAACTATACCTAGTATCTTTCCTCATAACTCAGCCCAAGAGACAGAGGAGCTGCCTACACCCTATCAGTCGGTAGGTGCAAGAGCAGTAAATAATTTATCAAATAAACTCCTATTAACACTATTCCCTATCTCAAGCCCCTTCTTTAAGTTGGAGGTACCTGAAGCTTTCTTACAAAAGATGCAAGAGGCTGGTGAAGATAATATCAAAGCTGATGTGGAATCTAAGTTATTAGAGATGGAACATATCATACAGAGTGATATGGAAGTAAATGCCTTCAGAACTAAGATATTTGAGTCTCTCAGATCATTAGTTGTTGTGGGTAATCAACTTATGTATATACCTAAAGAAGGTGAACCAGTAGTTTACCGATTGGATCAGTACGTATGTAAACGTTCTGTGAGAGGTGAAGACCTAGAGATCATACTTAAGGAGCACATATCAAAAGAGGAGTTAGAACCTATATGGGTAGAGCAGCTCCAGACAGCTGATAAGTACCTAGAGGGGGCTGAGGGTCAAGACGCAGGGTCTACAGCCAAATCTAACAAATTTGAGATGTACACCAGAGTCTATCTCGAAGGCAATAAGTACAAAGAAGCTAAGTACATTCATGGTATTATGTTGGAAGGTACAGAAGCCTCATACCCTAAAGAGTCAAGTGCGTGGCTACCATTACGCTGGAATGCCCTCTCAGGCGAAGACTACGGTCGATCCTATGTAGAAGAGTATGAAGGTGACTTCAGGTCCCTAGAAGGGCTCTCTAAGGCTATTCTAGAGCACTCAGCTATCACCAGTAAGACCTTTGGTATCGATGCAGCCTCAGGATCTAGTGAAAGTTAGAAACGGTGGGTTTGTCATAGGTGATCCAGAAGATCTGGTATTCCCTGAGATAGGTAAATACAACGACATGCAGGTAGCTCAGACTACCATAGAGAGACTAACAGAGAGTCTGTCTAGAGCGTTCCTACTCACCCAGACACGGGATGCTGAACGAGTCACAGCTGAAGAGATTCGTCTCCAAGCCAGTGAACTAGAGACAGCCCTCGGTGGAGCCTATAGTCTACTAGCGGTGACATTCCAACAACCTATCCTATTAAGAGAGATTGACAGACTGAAGAAGTCGAAGGCTCTACCTAATGTGGATAAGAAGGACATCGAACCGAAGGTAATCGTAGGTCTCGAAGGGTTAGGCCGAGGTACAGATCTAGACAAATTCATGAGAGCTGTAGCGGCTATGGGGCAAATAGCTCCAGCAGCACAGATTATGCCAGATCTCGACATGAATAAAGTTACTCAGTTTGTATTCAACGCTGTCGGGTTAGATGGTGAAGATGTACTTAAGACTGAGGATCAGAAAGCAGCTGAAGCTCAAGCAGCTCAGCAGGCTCAACAGCAGGAAGTAGCTACAGGTATGATGGGTGACGCGGTTAAAGGTGCAGCACCAGTAATGGCTAAAGGTGCCATTGAGCAACCAGAAGCTACAGCTAACGCTATGCAGGCTGTCTCAGGTGCTATGCAACAACAACCACCACAGTAATAATAATAATAAGAAGGAAGTATAGTATATGTCAGAAGCACAAAATGAAACATTAGTAATCACCTCTGAGAATGCAGACGCAACCGTTCTACCTAATGAAGGTGGGACAGGTGTTGAGGCTAATGTTACCAATGAAGACGGTGTAGGTCGTATTAGTGTCACAGGTTCTGCAGAAGATGCAGGAGCACCTAATGAACCTCATATAGAGATGCCAGAGAAGTTCGCTAATGCTGCAAACCCTCAGGAGGCCCTTCTGAAGGCCTATCAGGATCTTGAACAGAAGCAGTCTGGTGACCCAGTAGTACCTAAAGAAGCTGGTGAGGCTGAAGGTGAAGCTGAGGGTGGTGACAGGAGTAAAGCTGAAGCTGTTAAGGACTACTCAGAGATGTGGGCTAAAGAAGGTAGCCTTACAGATGACCAGTGGGATAAAGCTAGTACGGACCTAAACATCCCTCTAGATGACCTACGGAAGTATGAGGCGTATCGTAAGGCTGAGATGGCTACTCAGGCTGAGGGTGTTAATACCCATGACGAAGGTATCTATAAGGCAGCTGGAGGTCAGGATGAGTATAATAAGATGATTGACTGGGCTAATACCAAGATGACAGACTCCCAGATTGACGCTCTGAATACACAGCTAGACAACCCTGAGTTCTCAGCTATGGGTATCAATATGCTTAAGACTATGTATGTAGCTGATGTAGGCCAAGAGGCCGCTACAGGCACACTAGATGGGGCTAACACTTCATCTAAGAATCTAAGTGATGCGTTCCATAGTGAACAAGAGTGGATGGATGCTCAGAAACACCCTGAATATGGTAAAGAGGGTGCATATGACAAACAGTTTGATGCTAAGCTGGTTAGGTACATGAAAGCTACAGGCCAGATGTAGTAACGAATAGCCCTTCCTTTCGAGGGAGGGTTACCGCCCACATTCACCTTCCAAACACCCCTATAGAGGGAAGACCTTAACCTTTAGTTTAACTAAGAGTTTAAACCAAGAGTAGTAAAGAGATTAAATAGCATATAAATATGCCCGATATACTATCACACTGCTGAGGCAGGAGATCTGTTGGATAACATGGATATTAGCACCAATCTCAGAGAGATACACCTAGAAGACACTGATCAGTCTAAGGTTG